TTGTTGACACCTCGTGAGTTGTCCAAATCTAGCTGTACATGGTAGATATTGGTATATAAATAGACAGGTAATTTCTGCATACACATATTTATTGATAAATGACCACACGTAAAGACCAACAGTTCCAGGAAAATTTTCCTTTTATAACTTGTATTAAATGTAATGAAGATGAGTACGTCGGCATCGTAATAAACTACGATTCTAACGTTACAAGTATCTACGATTTTGGCGTAATTCGCACAGAAACTGAAAAATCTATCTTTTTAGAGATGGGTGAGAATTGGTGGTGGGAAAGTAACCGCAAAATTCCCATTAATATTTTCTTAAAACAAGAAATGACAATTTTTAGACCATATATTAAAACATTTAACAGTAAAGATGTTAGTGTAGTATTTGGACCAACTGTAAATTTGAGTGAAATTGCAGAAAAACGGATAAAACGCAAGTCTATCCAGCTAGTTCGGAGTCCTAGGAGTATCCGTAGCTGATACCTTCGCAAATTAAGTTCATTTGCACTATAATGGCGTGAGCATACGCAACAGCATGGGCTTTTTTAAAAAAATACTCGTCAGTCGTTGGCTTCGTCCACACCTCTTTGAATACTTCCTCCCAAGGTTTCCCTAACAAGTACTTCTTTGCCGGTCGTATTATTGCTAAAACCGCCGCGAGCTCCTCTACGCTTCTTGGCTTCATCTTCCTCAATACGTGCCCGTGTCCGTTCACGTGAAATAGAAGATTCGTAAACTCGTCCTGTTCCAATAGGTCCCATAGTGGTTCTACCTCCATTAATTGTTTAAGGTGTTCTTCATCTTTTACACCTGCATAGATGTTTACATTAAGAAAATCTATCTTAAAATATCCTCTTTCTTCCGCTTCTTTGTATTCTATTGTTGACATTCCAGTTAACGGATTGTACGGGATAGAATGACAATACACTCCTGTGTTGTGCTTCTTAGAAACTCCATTTGCTTCCATAGATGCAGGAATATTTTTGATTATTTCTAGTACTTTTGTTCGATCTGCAAAGTCAATGTCAATATCTGGCATTGTAATCTCCTCCACACATCTTTAGTAACAACGAATATTGCTCGTATGCTTTTTTAACAGCAGGTACTTGTAAGCGTATTTCTAATTCTTTATATTTTTGTTCGTCAATGGTGCTTAAGAAGTCTTCTAATTTGTAAACAGGTATATGTATAGCAACTGCTTCTACAACCTCCATCTGCAATCGATAAGATTCCATAGTATCCATATCACTGTTATACCAGTCTTCCCGAATCTTGGCCTGCCTGTAAAATTTTCGTTCGCTAGGCTCGATAACTCCGTCAAACGCTGAAATAAAAGCATTTAGAGGCTTTGAATATGGCATCGGCTTACTCAATTCCGCTCTCCTTACAAATTTCTTTAACAAGTTCTGCATCTGCTGGCTTTGATTTAAATTTCTTAACCCAAAACATTACATCTAATGCTGGCTGGATTAATTCAAGTTGGTCGTCATTCATATTCTCTAACATTGTCTTACCACTGACACAATTTAAAACCACCCATGCGCTTAACTTACCATTTCTAATATCATGTACTGCACGATTGAGTGCAACATACCTGAAGTAATGTTGCCATTGTGCTCCACTAGTGTCTCCCCACTCCATCATAGTTGTAATAGTTCGTTGAACTGCGGCCTCTACTGGTTCAATCTTTAACATTTCAAAAAGGTATTGATCGTAGAGCTCGTCTCTGCACCAGTGGTCTAATTTAATGCCGCTTTTAATTACAAAGTCAATAAACTTGTCTGGATATAACGGACTTACGTTAGTAACAAAACTTCCAAACTTAACAAACGCATTATAATATGAACTTTTACAAAAATCATCATAACTCTTTTGCTTACGCTGATTTTGACTAAGCTCATACCACCGATTCCATGCCATATACCCCGCCTGCACACGCTTCTCAGTTCGTTGCATAGCACGGCGCTTTGGCTCACACATATGAGCCATTAGAGTTTTTTCTTGCATAAAACTCTTAGTGCAATGTACACATTGAAAAGGTTGTTCAGCCAGTTCCATTATTCGTAGTCTTTACGTTGCTTTTTATCAAAGCCCATTTTATCAAACAGTTCGTCTTTATCTTTCTTGTCCATCATCTTAGCCATCAGTTTTATATCTTCTAGCTTCATTGCCGGATATAATTCAAGTAGTAATTTCTCAATTTTAATTGCTTTTTCTTTGCTACTGGCTTTCAAGTACGGATGGTAACAGTTAACTCCAGTACCACAACTTGCAAAAAGTTTCCATAGCAACGGTTTATGATTTTTACTTAATGCCCAATGATTTTTATTTACAAATTCGTTAGTCCGCTCGAGGAACCAATCCGCAGTATCGGCATCCCCTTGTACATTTGATATATAACGCATTAACACATACGGACTAAATTCTTTCTTTTCTTGGTCAGAAAGTTTGTCATAGAAATTGTAATTTCTTTGATCAACATTGTTTAATTCACGCTTAATATCAAGAGCCATTTTTATCCTTGCTTAGATGATATATTATTTTAACACGTTCTAAGGCTTCTTGTAAAGTGGGATTGGTTTTGGCCATTCGATGAATTTCGCCCCACATCTTACTATCCATTATATGATCGTGTAATGGCCGCCCGTCATTAGTACGTGGATCAAAGTTTGGATTATCTTTATCGTAGTCCCAACCGGTTACTTTTCTAGTCATAGGGTCCGCCCCAAATTCTCTACTGTAGACTACATTGCCCACACGTTCGTGTATAAGTGTTGCACCGGGTTTAAGACTGCCCATAATTTACCAACACTTTGAATAATCTACAATTTCGCTCTGGCGACTAACTTCCTTAACAAAGTAAGCGCACACAGGTTTCTCCCCACCAGTTAACGGAGTAGTTAGAAGTTGTCCAGGTTTCATTTTTGGAAAGTACCATTTTACTTCGGGGTATACATTAATAATATCAATGTCGTGAAATTCAGGTCGGAAACTACTCAACGGATTAAAACAAAATGTTCTAAATCCTCTGTCGTTTAAACTAGTAAGTGGTAATACTTCCATTTCAGGACCAGTAGGATCTCCTACAATCGTACACCAATCTAACGGCATAGTAAGTTCATAAGGACCAATTTTAAGAACAGCGGCTGGCCCCGTAAAACTTTCTAAAAAGATAAGTGGTAGGAAAAAATGGTCTGGATTTTGATTATCGCTGTTATCTAAAACAGAGTAACGAAAATCTTCATTTATTTCGTCGGGTAGATCATTCAGATAGAATGTTGTGTTTTCTAACGTGAGGATTTGCATATTGTTTTCCTTAAATTTAATTTTTGGCACATATAATTAAAAATTTCTAAGTGCCCCCATCTGTTAATGTGTGCTCCATCCTCTAGAAAATATTTTCTAACTAAGGGATCGTTTATCATTGATCTTGGTTCGCTTAGATAGCTTTGTTTTTTCCAATTATCTAAAAGACTGTCAAGGGCAGATGCATCTAAATTAAAACATTCTTCCCTTTCACTATTATCTGTTAATACATATTCCGGATGTGTATAATGCGGAATTAAAAACTCTGTTACACTAGGAATAATTGGTTCTAAATTATGGTACTGTGAAATTAAATCTAAATTTATTTTAGCACACCCGCCAATTACATATATTTTACTACCAATGCTATCTAAATTCCTATAAGAATCTAATAAACATTCGTTTTGTTTTTCAATCAATTGCTGGTATGTTTTAATATTTTTAAGAGCAGGATCAGTATACGGACGTAGGTCTCGTATTGGGTCTGTTTGAAACCAAAATATGTATTCAAATTTATAGACACTATTTTCTATTGCAGTTTTTAATGCACTAATTGAATCTTTATTTGAAGACCCGCCTTTCCCTACATTTTTAACTAAATGTCCCTCATCCATTAGATATTGAACTAACCCTAGGTGGCTCCAACAACCATCATTTACATCGTGGTGAAATCTATATTCGCCTAACGTCCAACTGTCACCACCTATTAGAGTACAAACTGTTTTTAGCATATTAATACTTTACCTTTTCAACAGTAAATGGATACCTTGCTTCTTTATAAAACCGTTTGCGTTCAGTTAAGTGTCTCTTAGCATATTTTGAATTAGCTGTTATGTCCCAGATTTGTACGAAGTCTTTGTCTTCTGCTTTCCGAACACCGCGTCCAATTGATTGTATAACGCGGACAAAGCTCTTTCCGGGTTCCAAAAGAACCAAATTAAAAATCCTAGGGATATTAATACCCACAGCGGCCACACCGTAAGTCGCCACAATAATCTTGTCATCAGTCGTTGCAACTTCACGATACTGCTCCTTTCGATCTTTTGATTTAATTTTTCCACTAACAAAAACGCTGTCTGGAATTTCGTTTATAATAAAATTCCCAGTTTCAATCCTATCGACTAGAATCAACGTGTTGCCACTACTAGCAATATTCTTTACTAACTTTGATACCCACTCCATTCGAGTATCGTCGGTAACAAGATACTTTAGTTCTGCAGGATAGCTTTCAAATTCTTTCCATTCTTGCGTTTGTACAATGTTTACATGACATTGGGCCAATATACCTTTTTGCTGTAAATCGTATGCAGATACACGATGGATTACATCGCCTAGACTACATTTTATACTTTCAAAACTTAAATCATCTTTAGGAACTGTTCCTGTTAATCCCCAACGAATTGGCGCATTTGCAAAATTAACAGTAAGCAATTTCTTTAACACTTCTGCTTTAGCTTGGTGCACCTCATCAACTACAATGGCACTAACACCTTCAATAAATTCTGCAAGGCTAAGTGTATTCGGATCATGTGACTTTTTATCTAGTACATTTAAACTTTGCCATGTACAAATAGTATGTGTCTTGCCTAGTTCTTTTCTATCGCCAAAATATACACCAACGTCTAGTCCGACATTTCTAAAATCTTCTTCTGTTTGTAGCACAAGATCTTTGTTAGGAACAATGGTCATAGTGCGGCCATATTTTTCACAGATTTTAGCAAGGGTAGCAGTCATAATAGTCTTACCTGCTCCGGTTGCTACTTCCTGCAACGCCTGTGGATTTCCAAGGAAGTTATTAACTACTTCAACTTGGTCATCACGCAACCTAATAGGTTCCCCTGCATATCGGTGCCCTTCTGGCCAACATTGGTCTCCCCAGAAATCGCTAGCAACTTTTTCAAACGATAATTCTTTATGCTGTCGCTGATCTTCAACTTCGATATAGTAACCCCAGCCTTCTAATAACGGAAGGATGCGATCAAGTAAACTAACATAAGTCGTGCCGCCAAGGCCAAAGAAAGGAGTACAGCCGTCCCAACGTCCTAGCTTATATGCCGGCATAAACTTTGCAGACGGATCAAAATATTTGAATTTCTTAACTAACTCCTTTCGGGTGTTTAAGTCAAGGTTTTCAAACTTAACATTGATTTCGTCTTTTATGATTAACTTTGTTGTGGACAAACATTTACTCCATGTGGATGCTTATTGTTATAATACACTATATTGGGGGTAGATTGCAAGAGCACACTCATAGAATAATGCAAATCTCTATAATAACCTAAATTAATAACTGTATTAAATCTTAATTCCGATTTTACCAACGGTTTAGGAATTTTTATGCTGGCAAATACAATTTTAATATTTGGATGGATATCGTTATTTAAGTTATGTTCTTTTATATAGGCGTTAAATGATCCGTGACTTTCATTAGGCATTCGAAACAATACAGCCATGTCGGAACTATCAATACCCCATTTTAATGCAGTCTCGTGCCACAGCCTAGTGTGGTGAATCTCATTGCCACCGGGGACGATGATTAATATTGGTCCACCAAATTTAACTAAGTTTTCAAACTGGTCAATATTGTAGATTGTAGAATCAATAAAAATAGGATCAACACTATTGATGATAGTAGTTGTAATGGGATCCAATGTAATGTTATCAAGGTCGGTACTTACAGAATTATCCCATGCGGTAATTCCTTGATTTTTTGCAGATATCAAATACTCAATTACGTTAGTTGAGTTCTTGATGCTAATATTTTTAGAAGCATTTCGAAGCGTGTATTCATCGTCCTGCTTAGACACGTGGGGAACATAGTCAAGCATATTATCCACAGTATGATTTATTTCTGTTACAAATTCTTTAAAATTAGGGTCAGCCTCAAACCCTGTGTTTACTAAATTTGTTTCTAACCAAAGAATATTATCTTCACGTAAACTAAACACCCATGCCTTAATATCTGAATTCCATTCACCGATATGAGCTTTTAATGGATTAGCATACATGATACTTTTCCACGGGGTGTTACTGATGTACTGCTGTATTGATTTAATTAATTTTTCATCGTAGGCAAATCGTACAACAATTTTCTTTTCACTATTAATGTTTTCAATCTTAATAGTTTTTTCGTTGCTGATTTTTCTAAACGATTTTTTGAATACAGGATTAGTTAGATCTAGCTTTTGTTGAAAATATACTTCAAGACTTGTTTGATACTTTTTTACTATTTTAACAGCCATTGCGGCCTGTTTTTCAGTTAGTGTATTTCCAGATGCTAATTGTGTGGCAACAGACTGGGCAAAAGTTTTTTCCCAGGTGCTACCGGCATCAATGATCTCGGGCTCAAAAATATAGTTGTCTGCACAACCGAGACGTAAAATCAAATCTTCTACAAACATTAGATATGCACATCTTCCATTCCGGCAGTTCTAAGTTTGATAATGTTAGAGACTTGCCATTGTTTAATATCAAGACCTTTAATAATCCCTAGCCATTGATTGCGTAACAAGGCAAACTCGTTAACAATTTTTTCTAGATCGACTACGTCGGCCTCACCGTCAACATATTTCTCACAGTCCCGTGAGCTTAGAGCACGTTGATAATTCTCTAAGTATTTCTTAAACGCCTTGCTTCGAGTACGTCTAAGTTCAATATTTAAATATTCTAACACAGCTTCAATTTCTTGAAGCTGGTTAAAACGTTGTTCAACGATACCAGGAAGTGCGGCGCTGGCTTTCTCAAGATTGCCATACACTTTAACTTCCTTCCTGGCCTCGTCTAACTGAGTATAAAAATACTCAATACAATCAGGCAAGTGAGCAAGATCTCGACTTACTTTACTGTACCAAGCCATTAATAGTCCTCGTCTTCGTAACCTAAGTTATCTTCGTCAAACGGCTCATCGTCATCAACTCCTTCTTCTTCGACTACTAACTTAATAGCGTCATCTAAATGGGGATCGTAGCCAGTATAGCCAGACAATGTTTCGGCACTAATATCGTTGCCTAGTAAAAAGTCAACGTATTGATTTGCGGCCATTTCACGATTTTTTTCAGAAATATATTCACGGAATATATCCCAAACTGTAATAATTAGATTTTCATCCATTTGCTTCTTCTTCCTCTTGATCAAGTGATATAGTTGAATTGACTGCTGATGCATCCCACTCTTTCATAATTGTCATGAGTTTTTCTTCACTCCAATTCTTGCGGAACTCTGCAACAATCTCACCAGTCTCTTTACTAGTGTAAGCTAATTTATTACCGACCTTGGATAGTACACCCATCTTTTCGAACATGTCAACTAACCCCGAGCTAGGAGCCATACCAGTTGAATATGGAATCTCAACTTGTACACTTTCAAAAGGTTTTGCGTAACGAGTTTTCATGATCTTACAAGCTGAACGAATACCCAACACATCAGTTACTTTATTACCATCTGCATCAACTTTAAGTTTAAGTTTACGCATAGCAACAACAATACTAGATGCATAGATGAAGCCTTGACCACCTGAAATCTTGTCATCTGGATCAAACATATCTTGGCTTGCGTATGTGTGATTTGTACAAACCATACCTACGTTATAACTACCAAACATGTTTACACAGTTACGAACAAGACTTGTAAGTGCTTTAGGTTTACGGCCCATATCACCTTTCATCTCGCCTGCTTCAAACTGATTTACGTCAGTCGGAGTAAGCAACATGCCAAGTGAATCGATTACAAACAACACCTTAGGACGTTCCTCTAAAGGCATTACTTTGTACTCTTTCATGAACTCTGAAATGGTTTTTGCCACGTCATCGATCATAGCCATATTAAGTTTAAGCAACTTATCTTCGGATGTATCAACACCCAAATCTAGCAACCACTGTTTGTCTAACGCATTTTCTGAGTCAACTAAGACAACAAAAATACCTTGTTCTTGAGCGGCTTTAATAATGTTTCCAGAACAGATATATGATTTACCTGCACCAGACTCTCCAGCAAACACAGTTACCTTACCCAAAGGGACTCCCTTAAAGAAGTCCCCCGAGATAAGATAGTTTAGTGCATAGTTGCCAGTACTGACCCAGTCAGTTGGGTCATTGAAACCAATTCCTAAGCCATCAATACTTTTGGTGATAGACTTACGGAACTTCGAAATATCGAAGGCCTTTCCCATAGTCTATTCCCCTTATGCTTTTTGACGGTTACGAATCATTGCAAGAATGTCTTGCGCTCTTGCACTTGCATCGGTCCCTGCAGTCGCTGATGTAGCTTTCTCCGCCACAGGAGCGTCTTCAGCAACTTTAACTGCGGGTGCTGACGCCGCACTCTCAAAAGGGACATCGTCTTCGTCCGGAGTTGATACTACAGGTGCTTTTGCTGTG